AAGCAATAGAAGCATGGAATAGGAGGGCTGGCGATGATAAGTGATATAAAATGTGATTTACCACCTTGCCCACAGCAAAAAGAAATATGTTGTGTTGAATGTGATGAAAAATGTGCTAAAAGATGTAAAACGCGGTGGGGGCATTGCGAAATCCGGAAAAGCCAACTACCACAACCACAACTAAAACCGTGTCCGTTTTGTGGTGATAAAGGAAAGCTTATTCTGGGTGAATACATGATGGGTGTGCCGTGCAAAGTAGAATGTCAAAACGAAAGTTGCAGTGCAGAGATAAAAAGCTTTTCTCGTGGAGATATAGGGGAATTAAAAAAACATGTGATTGAGCTTTGGAATAGGAGGGCTGGCATGGATAGACAAAAAGAATACGAAGAAACAATAGCACTATTAAATGCGAAAGAAGCAACTCCTGTAAAGCCACGGGAAAATTACAATTGGGATGATATCAAAGATGATATTAATCACATAGATGAGCATTGGTTATGTCCTCTGTGCAATAGATTCTTAGATGAATCGGAAAATTACTGCCCTGAATGCGGCGGAAAGCTCGATTGGGGGCAGAGCGATGATAAGTGATATTGAACTAGACAATTTAAGACGACTAACAATAGTAGAAAAAGATACCATAAATCAAGAAATATATTTTGCATTAACAGAGCTAAAAGAACGTAGGGAAAAAGAAGCATATGAGATTAATTTCGATAAAGAGTTATCAATCATAGTAAATTATTATAAAGATAGACAAATAATAAAGTTAGTTGAAGAAATGGCGGAACTTACGCAGGCAATCATGAAAAATATCTATAGCAATGAAAAAGAAGATTGCGAAAGCATATTACAAGAGATTGCAGATGTAGAAATTTTATTAAGGCAATTATTTTTAAGACGAAAGAAAGACGATCAAGCACGTATAAATGGAATTAAAAATTTTAAAATAAAGCGAACATTAAAACAAATATATGAAGAATCAAATAAAGAAAGGAATAAAATAGATGGACAAATATAAATACAACATTGAAGTATATAAGCCAAAACGAATCAAAAACAGATTGAACTATGTAGTGTTGGGAATATTGGGCGGGGCTGTAATTGCATTATTAATTTGGGGGTAATAATAGCATGGATGAGAGCAGGGAAAAAGAATTAGAAAAGGTTGCTGATATGGCAGCGCGAAAAGCAGTTAAAAATCACATTCTTTCTAAAAAACAGAAATGCAAACGATGGTTTCATAATACTGAAAAATTAATGGGAAAGTATAATATGCTCAAAGAACATACGGAAAGTTCAATATCTGGGATTCTAGAAACTGATTTAAGAGATTGTTTATGTGATTTTATCAGTGAGGATGACGAAGAAGAATTAAGAATAGAAAGTATACAACGTTCGGAATTAAGAACGTACATAATAGTTGAACATATAGATAAAATGCTTAATGTGTTGAAAAATATTTATATGAAAAAGAAAAAAATGAGGAAATATCGTGCTTTAACAATGAGGTTTTTAGAACAGCAAGAGTGTAGCTATATAGCAAAATATGAAAAAGTTGACGAAAGAACAATTTATAGAGATGTAAATGATGCACTCAACGATTTAAGCATATTATTATTTGGGCTTGATGGAATGCTTGACTAAAATGTCAAAAACGTGTCAGTGACATATGCATTTTAATGATTTATAATGATAGTGTGAAAATTTTATAGATACGTGCAACCACTGCTTTATAGTAGTGGTTTTCTTATTACCTCGAAGTAGGTGAAAAGGGTGTTTGAAAAAGATAAAAGAGTTAGATTAAAAGGCAAAGAGCTGCAACAATTGAATCAAGATATATTTGACCGCGACAATAGTAGATGTGTTGTATGCGGTCATTTTGTATCTAGCGCAGAAAAGTTTCATCACGAGCCGTGTGGGACAAAGAAAAGTGATGAAGTGGAAAAAGGCGTTGTACTTTGTATGGAATGTCATTTTGAAAGACATCACGGCAAAAAATGCTTAGAGATAAAAGATAAAATAGTAAGTTATTTAAGGAATTTATACGGTTAAAAAAGGAGATGGTTTTCATGGCTAATAGCAGCAATAGAAAAGTGAAACAAAATGAAACAGAATACACGCCGACAGCTCAAGAAAAAAAGTTGCTTGAAGCCTTACTAAATCCAGATTTACGGAGTAAAAAAGTAAAAGTAATATGTGACAAAATAAAAATAGACAGAAATGTCTACTATAGAGCCATGAAAAAAGAAGGCTTTAGAGACCTGCTAAACCGTGAAGCAAAAGCCATTGTTGGTGAAACTGTTATTCCGATTATCAATGCATTTAGAAAAGAAGCTGAAAAAGGCTCATTTTGGCACGGGAAAATACTACTTGAAATGGCTGGAATGTATACCGAAAAGCAAGAAATCAAAGTCGAAGGAACTATTGATATTGCTAAACGCATGAAAGAAGCAAGAGAACGTGTAAATGGCTACCAAAAGTAAAATTAGCGCAAAAGAAAAAATACAACTCATTGATTTTCTTGCGGAATTCACAAATGACCCTGTTGGATTTGTTTATGCTGCATTTCCTTGGGGCGAGGGAGAACTAACAGGACAACAGCCAGATCAATGGCAATTATCTTTACTGCAAGAAATTAAGGATGGATTAAAAACAGTTGACCAAGTTATCCGTGAAGCTGTTTCCTCTGGGCATGGTATTGGAAAATCAACATTAGTTGCATGGCTTATACTATGGTCTATTTCTACATATGAAGATACGCGCGGCGTTGTCACAGCAAATACAGATACACAATTAAAGTCCAAAACATGGGCGGAACTTGCAAAATGGCATAGACACTTCATAGGAAAAGAGCTATTTGAATATACAGCTACAGCAATTTATAGTTCTGAAAAAGAACATGAAAAAACATGGCGAATAGATGCGATTCCCTGGAGCGACAGCAATCCAGAAGCATTTGCAGGGCTACACAATCAAGGAAAACGTATCCTTGTTATATTCGATGAAGCATCAGCCATTAGCGATAAGATATGGGAAGTTACAGAAGGTGCGCTCACGGATAAAGGTACACAAATACTCTGGTGCGCCTTTGGAAATCCAACAAGAAATAGCGGTAGGTTTTACGATTGCTTTCATAAGTATAGACACTTATGGAAATGCAGACAAATTGACAGCCGAACAGTTGAAATCAGTAACAAAACACTGCTGAAAGAATGGGTGGACACATATGGAGAAGACTCCGATTTTGTAAAAGTTCGTGTCAGAGGTCTTTTCCCATCAGCAAGCGACAAACAATATATACCCGTAGCCTTGGTAGATGCAGCGCAAAAAGTAAATCTCCACAAAAGTCAATATAGTTTTGCGCCAACGATTATTGGTGTTGACCCTGCATGGACAGGAAGTGACGAATTTGTCATTTATCTTCGCCAAGGGCTTTACAGCAAACGTCTTGGAAATTACAAGAAAAATGACGATGATTTTCAAATGGCAGGTATTATTGCAGGATTTGAAGATGATTATCAAGCGGATGGAGTCAATGTGGATATGGGATATGGAACTGGCATAGTTTCTGCTGGGCGCGCAATGGGGAGAACTTGGTTTTTAGTAGCGTTTGGAGGAGAAAGTTCTAAGCAAGAATATTTTAATAAAAGGTCTGAAATGTGGGGGGAAATGAAAACTTGGTTGAAAGAAGGGGGCGCAATAGAAGATGATCCAATCCTGCACGATGAATTAATTGCACCAGAAGCATACATAACAGCCAAAGGACAAACACAACTAGAAAGCAAAAAAGACATGAAAAAGCGAGGCGTACCGTCACCTAATAGGGCGGATGCACTCGCTTTAACTTTTGCAAGAAAAATTATTAGAAAAGCACATGCCGCTAATCGTATCATGTGCAATACAAACTATAGTCCAATTTAAGGGGGTGATAATGATGTGTCCGAAACCGAAAACGGAAACTGTTGTACAAAAAGTTGCAGACCCAACGCCTGTTGCTGTCACTAATACAGATACACAAAATGAAGGTGCAGAAAGTACGGCAAACAAAAAAGAACGAAGGAAAAGGGGATTTTCTTCAACACAAGTAGCGACAGATAGAACTATTCTAGGAGCTATTAATCAAGCGACGAACAATGGAAAAACGACATTAGGATAGAAAGGATAGAACAATGGCTAAATATCGTAAGAAACCAGTAGTAATTGAAGCGTTTCAGTATGATGGAGATTTAATAGATAACAACGGTAAGTACTACGTTCCAGAATGGGCAGCTAAGGCACACAAAGAAGGTGTTATTTATTTTGATTCGCAAGACAGTAATAGTCCACCTACCGAATTATATATTAAAACACTTGAGGGTGACCATCATGCAAGCGTGGGGGATTACATCATTCAAGGTGTACTAGGAGAGATTTACCCTTGCAAGCCAGAATTTTTGAAAAAACTTATGAAAAAGAAGATGAGCAATATAAAAATACATAAGGAGTAAGCGTAGATGAAAGAAACAATATTAGCGCGTGCGCCTTCGAGTGTATTGCCGAGTGATGCAACAACAAAGCAAACACTAGATCGTAAAAAGGTACAAAAAAGAATCAGTCAAATGTTTGAGTATAGAGAAAATTTCGTTAAACGATGGAAAGAAATTAGAGACCATCAACTGCCGTACTTAGGTGAATTTGACGATACGCAAGATTTGATAAATCCAGCAAGACGAAGGGATTTAAACATCTATAACGATGTTGCATGGGAAGCAAATCAAATATTTGCTGCTGGCGTAATGAGTGGATTAACACCGCCTAGTCGGCAGTGGTTTAGATTCTCTTTTTCAAACAAACAATTATCTGAACATAGTGAAGCGGCTACAATTCTTGATGAACGAATGGAAATCACTATAGATGTATTAGCCAAAAGTAATTTCTATAATGCGATACATAATGTATATATGGAATTGGCTTTTGGACAATGCCCGCTTGGGATATTTCCAAGTGAAAAAGGTGTAACATTTATTCAATTTCCAATAGGTACATACGCTATTGATGTTGGAGCAGATGGACGAGTTAATACCTTCGCTAGAAAATATCAAATGACAGCAATACAATTAAGAGAACAATTTGGCGAAGCGAATCTTCCTAAAAATGTTCTTGATGTAATTAAAAATGATAGTGCTGTTTATTCCACCATGTTTAATGTCTATTGGCTTGTAGAACCTAATCCTAATGTAGCAGAAAAAGAAGGGCGGCAATACATGCCCTTTAGGTCTATATACTGGGTAGATGGAAGTCAAGATGATGAATGGCTATATATCGGGGGATGTAAAGAATTCCCCGTTCCTGTAGCGCGCTATCAAGTAAATGGGTTGCAACCGTATGGTAAAGGTGCAGGATGGTATGTCGAAGGAGACAGCAAAGTACTTGGACTTTATGAAAAAGATTCTGCTGCATTGGCTGAACTTATCATAAAACCGCCTATGCAATCGTCAGAAGATGTTTTGCAGAAAGGCGTAAATCTTATTCCTGGAGGGCTGACAATAACGAATGGTCAGGGAGTTGTTAGTCCTTTATTTCAAGTTAGAGCCGAAGCCATTACAGTCATTCAAAATAAAATTGAAAAAATCGAAAGAAGCATTAAAAGGTCTTATAATTCAGACCTTTTTTTAATGCTAGATCAACTTGATAAAGGGCAAATGACAGCCGAAGAAGTCATCAAACGAACGCAGGAAAAATTACAGCAACTTGGACCCGTTGTTGAACGCCTGCAATATGAATTTTTGTCACCTATTATTGAACGTGTATATAACATTCTAGATAGAGCGCAAATATTTCCACCTATACCACCAGACCTAGAAAAAGTATTAGAAGGTGGAGAGGTAAAAATTGAATATATTTCACCACTAGCACAAGCACAGAAAATGTCTGGCTTAGTGAATATTGAACAAGCTGTTGCGTTTATTGCACAACTTGCACAAATGTATCCAGAAGTAAAAGCAAAATTAGACCCACTTAAAACAGTAGACTCTTACTTTGAAAAGTTAGGCGCGCCAGCAACAATCAAAAAGACAAATGAAGAAGTAGAAATGATGATAAAACAACAGCAAGAAGCAGAGCAAAAACAGGCGCAAATACAACAAGCAGCACTTATTGCTCAATCTGCCGCACCAGCAGCACAGGCTGCAAGAAATCTTACAGAAGCAGCAAGAGACGGAAATCCAGCTCTGCAAGAATGGTTAGGAATGGGGGTAGGCAATGTTTAGTTTTAATGAAGGTGATAAAATTGAAAAATTTATCAAAGAAAAAGATAAGGAATCGCTAAGAGAAATATTATCAACTACAAATGGCAGATGGTTTTTAATGCGTATGCTTGATCGTTGCAAAATTTTAAGCATAAGCGAAACGTTAAATACGAATGAAGTTATCGTCAATGAAGGCAAAAGAAGTATTGCGATTAGTTTACTCAATGAAATCAATCGCCTTGGTCTTGAAGGAGTTTTTTTAAAGCAAACAGCAGAAAAAGAATATGCTGTCATAATGAAAGACATTGAAGAAAAAATTAAAGAGGAGAGAAAAAATAATGAAATTTAGTAAGTTTGATTTGCAATTATTTGCAGAGACAGAACCTACACCAGAACCACAGCCAACACCAGAAGCAACGCCAGAACCTGCACCAGAGCCACAACCGACACCAGAGACTAAACCGACAGATGGCAAGAACACAATTTTAGGTGGAGAAACTGCCGAACCAGAAAATTATGATTTAACTTCTGTACTGCCAGAAGGGTATGAGTTAGATCAAGAGAAATTCAATGAGTTTTCAACGATTGCTAAAGAATGTGGTTTAAACAATGAACAAGCGACTAAATTAGCGCAATTTGGACTTGCTTTCGCTAATGATTCTACGCAAGCAATGATGAAATCTATGGATTTACAAGTTGAAAATTGGGGTAAGCAAGCAAAAGAAGAACTTGGGACAGATTTTCAAAATACAGTGGCGTTAGCAGGAGCTGGGTTAGAAGCCTTGGGAAAATCCATTCCTAATATCAGACAAGCACTAGAAGAAACAGGAGCAGGTAACCGAGTAGAAATCATTCGCGCTATGGCAATGCTTGGAGAATTAACGAAAGAAGATACTTTTAGAGGTTTTGGAGCTTCGCCAACTAGTCCTGAATCAATTTATAACAATACAGATTTTAGCAAGTATTAACTTGTTTAAAATAAATAAAAAAATGGAGGAAAAGAAATGTCAACAGTAGGAAATTTAGCTTTAACAATGACTGACTTTAGAAAGCGCATGACACCAGATGGACAATTAGACTATATCATTGAGTGTTTAGCAGAATCGAATCCTATTTTAGAGGATATGAAATGGATGGAAGGAAATCTGCCAACAGGAATTCAAACTACACAACGCACATCAATTCCTACGCCGAGCGTAAGAGTGATTAATCGTGGGGTTGCAGCATCGAAATCAACAACAGAACAAATTACAGATACATGTATGATGCTTGAAGATCGTAGCCAAATTGACGTAAAGCTCTTGCAATTACAAGCAAATAAAGAAGCTTTTAGAAAATCAGAAGATGCTGCACACATGGAAGGGCTTGCACAGAAGGTCGCAAGAGTATCAATGTATGGAGATATTAAAGATGATCCAGATGAATTTAACGGACTATCCGTACGTTATAAGACTTTTTCGGGCGCAAAAGGAGATGCTGGTTATCAAGTGATTCCCGCTGGTACGGCAGGAGAAAAAACAAACACATCTGCCTTTTTAGTCGGTTGGGGAGAAAGAGCTACAGCAGGAATTTATCCTAAAAACACACAAGTCGGATTAAAAATGACCGACCTTGGCGAAAGCGATGTTTTCGACAAAGATGGTCGTCCTTTTAGAGCGGTGCAAACGCTGTTTGAATGGAATTGTGGTTTAACAGTACGAGATGTCCGCGCAAATGCTTTGGTTAGAAATATCAATGTAGCTACATTGGCAAGTTTAACAAGTGCTAATAAATTAGCGTTAATCGAAAAATTTACTAAAGCTAAAAATAGAATCAGAAATCTTAGACAGGTAGGTACAAAGTTCTCTTGGTATGTTTCAGATAGCGTATATGACTTTATTGAATGTTTCTTAACGGACAAAAACAATGTTCATGTAACTAGACAGGAAGTCATGGGTCAAATGCCACAACTTTATTTAGGTGGTATTAAAGTACAAAAATTAGATTGCATTAAAGAAGATGAAGAAGCGATTGTATAAAAGGAGTGGGAAAAATGATTAGGGATGCAGAAAATACGTTTTGTAAAGACTTGGATTTAACTGCACAGACTGCAACGGCTACATATTCAGATGTGATTAATGTAGGTGGTGGTGATGCCGTTAATCAAATGTATTTATATGTTGGTGTGCCTAAAGCTCTACAAGACGGAACATTAACATTAGTATTACAAACCTCTGATAAAGAAGATTTTCCAAGCGATAGTACGAACGATTTAGGTACATATACAATTTCAAAAGATAAAGGCGAAAAAGTAAAAGCACGCCTCCCGATTGGTTGTAAAAAATATCTTAGATTAAAACTGTCGGCAACATTAGATGCAAGCAAAACAAAAATTGGTGCAGGTCTTTTAACCGCGTTTTTGACGTACGATGTCAACATTTAAAGAAATAAATCTATTAGAGATTAGTCATAATGGTCGAAAGATTGAAGATTGTTCAATGAATGAATTACGCGCTAAATTGTATATGCGAGGAATCGAGTATAAAGATGACGCGACTAAAAAAGATTTAATCACATTATTACAGAAGAAATAAGGGCGTAACGCCCTTTTCTTTTGTATTGAACTACTGAATATCGGCAGTTGAATAAAAAAGAAAAGGGGAGGAGATAACGTGACAAATACAGATATTTGTAATATGGCATTGAGTCATATTGCAAAAGCTAGAATTGTTTCGCTAGAAGATAAAAACGAATCGGCTAGACAATGCAAGATTCATTATGAACATTTACGCAAAATGCTTTTAAGGGATTTCCCGTGGGGGTTTGCGAAGAAGGTTGCAAGGCTGGCTAAATTAAATATTGATACACCGAAATGGAAACATACTTATGCATATCCAGAAAAATGCGTTTCGGTCAGAAGTGTTTTTGATGAAAATACTATAGGCTTAAAATTAAATCAAAGAGAAGAATATGAGATTATATTAGCTACGGATAACATAAAAGGTATTTGTTGCAATGTTGATGCAGCATGTATTGAGTATACCTATGATGTAACAGAAGTTGAGGTCTTTTCAAGCGAATTTATTGAAGCGTTATCAAGGCATTTAGCCAGCAATATGGCGATGATACTTACAGGTAATGCGAACATACAACAAGCCCAATACCAGCTTTACCAATTGGCAATACAAAAGGCTAAATTTAATATGGCGCAAGAGCGAGAAGAAGACCCAATCTTTCCAACTAAATATGCAAATGCAAGATTTTCATAAAAGTACCCAACTTGGGTACAAATAAAAAGGAGAAATTTACTTATGGCTAACCCATCACCTTATTATGCAATACAGCCGTCCTTTGCTGGCGGGGAGATTTCAAAATCTGTAGCAAGTCGTGTTGATCTAGAAAAATATCAATCTGCATTATTACTTGCAGAAAACGCCTTTATAAAACCGTATGGGGGAATTTATAAAAGGGGCGGAACTATATTTTGCGGGGAAACAAAATTTCATGATAAAAAATCAATGCTAGTTAAATTTACTTTTTCAAGTGATGTTTGTTACACGCTTGAATTTGGAGATAAATATATACGTGTATGGAAAAATGGAGAATATCTAAATATTGAAATAACTACACCTTACACAGATAATGATTTATCCGAATTAAGATTTACGCAATCAGCCGATGTTATTTATATTTGTAGCGGCAAATATCCAGTACAGGTTTTAACGAGATTTTCTGAAACTGAATGGGATTTTTCAGAGATAGAATTACAGTCAAGTCCTTATGAAGCAATTAATGGTGATGAAACAAATTGTCTTACGCCATCTGCTACAAGTGGGATAATTACGATTACAGCAACAAAGAATACTTTTAAACAAAATCATGTTGGCGGTTGGATAAAGCTTTTACAAGAAATGCAAGGCACAACCGTAACTTGTAAGAGTGGAACAAGTGAAAGTATACGAGTGGGACAAACGTGGAAAATTATTACGCATGGAACTTGGACAGGCAGTGTAACGGTTCAATACAGTTTAGACAATACGAACTGGAAACAGTTGAGAAAATATACTAGCGCAAGTGATTTTAACGCGACCGAAAGTGGAACGGTTGAAGAATATAGCTATTTAAGGCTTGTTGTAGAAATTACTGGCGGTTCTTGCACGGCGGATTTAGCTTCATATCCATACACGCATGAATCGCATGTACAAATTGCAGAGTACATAGATGAAAAAACAATAAAAGCAAAAGTCATTGATGCTTTAGGTGATACATCCGCTACTGTTGATTGGAATATGGGATGTTGGAATGATGAATATGGTTATCCTTATTGTTCAACATTTTTTCAAGATCGGTTAATTTTCGGTGGAAATAATAAAAATCCTTATACAATTTGGATGAGCAAAAGCGGAGATTATACAAATTTCTCTGTAGAAAAAGCAAGTGGAAATGTAACGGATGATAGTGCAATTTCAGTAAATTTAATAAGTCGTAATCTATATAAAATTACCCATCTAATACAAGGACAGGATTTAATTATACTTACAGACGGAAATGAATGGATTATCTCTGGAAATGATATTGTAACGCCTACCAATATTACACCAAAAATTCAAACATCTAGAGGGTGTAATAATTGTGAACCGCAGTATATAGGCAATAGAATAATCTTTATTCAAAAACGCGGCTCAACGATTCGCGATATGGGTTATTCCTATGATAGTGACAATTACACGGGTGTTGATTTGTCGCTCCTTGCAAAACATTTAGTTAAAGATAAAGTCATTACAGATTGTACATATTGTCAAGATCCAGACAGCATGGTTTTATTTACACGTAATGATGGCGTAATTTTATGCTTAACATACAACAGAGAACAAGAAGTCTTTGCATGGTCGCATATTCAAACAGACGGAGAATTTGAAAGTGTATTAGCTGCAAATAACAGCAATGAAGATGTGATATATGCTGTAGTAAAAAGAGAAATAAATGGAGAAGTAAAAAGATATATAGAAAAATTTTCGTCCATGCCAGATAGTGAAAATGCGCAAGATTATGTAATGCTTGATTCGTCTAAAATTTATACATTCGTTGAGCCAGTAAATAAAATTAGTGGATTAGATCATTTAAAAGGAAAAAGTTTAAAAACAATTGCTGATGGTTATTGTTTTGAGGATTTGCTTGTAGATGAAAATGGAGAAGTTGAATTGCCAGCCTCATGTAAAAATATTGTTATTGGTCTGCCTTATACGATGAAAATTCAGCAGCCTAATTTTGAAGCACAAATGCGTGATGGAAGTATGCAGGGGAGAAGTAAAACAATTTCAGAAGTATTTCTAAGATTAGAGAATTCAAGGGGCGGATTTATTGGTGGAGATTTTACAGAGGATAGAATGGACGAGATTATCTTTGAAGAGGGAATAGATGTTGGAGAAACTGACCTTTATACAGGAGATAAAAAAATCCAATTGCCAGCAGGCGGATTTAACGAGGATGGTAGGGTGTGTATACAGCATTCAGACCCATATCCGTTTAGTTTATCGGCAATTATAAGGGTGGTGTCCTTTGGTGGCTAATTTAAAAGAATTAAAAATAGAGATTTATGACAAAAGTAAACATAAAAAAGATATTGATACTTTTGCAAATAACTTGCGTGATGATGATATAAACGAGCTAAAAGCGATTGGGTATACTAATCTAAAAGAAGTTTGTTTAGAGTCTTTAGAAGGTAGCGAAATATCAATTGTAGTAAAATCAATGCAAAATGAAATGTTGTGCATTTTCGGTCTCTCAATGATTAAAACTATGTATGGTCGTGGTATTTGGTGTTTATGTAGTAAAAAAATCATTGAGTACAAAAAAGAATTTTTAGTAAACAGTTATTTAGTAATTGAAGAATGGCTAAATAAATATGAAAAATTATATAATTACGTTGATTGTAGAAATGAAAAAACAATCAGATGGCTAAAATGGCTTGGAGCTAAGTTCTCCGAGCCATTTCCTTTTGGAAAAGAAAACACACCATTTATTCTATTTACTATACAGAAGGAGGAATAAAATATGTGCGCTGACCCAGTGATGATGGGCTTGACCGCTTTGGGCGGATATATGCAGTATCAATCTATTGGAGCACAAGCCGAAGCACAGCAAAAAGCATACAATGCACAAGCAGCGGCAGACGAACAAAACGCCAAGATAGAATCTAGGAAACAAGAACAAATTGCGGATAATTACGCAGATAAAGCAAAACAGTTAAAAGCAAGAATGAGACTTGCAGCAGGACAGCAGGCGGCAGCTTCTGGAGCAAGTGGAATAGATATGAGTAGCGGCAGCAGTTTAGATATTCTAAGTGGTATGTATGAAAATTATAATGAAGATAAAATCAATCTATTAAATAATCAAAGGACAGATAATTATAATAGTCGCGTTACCGAATCAAATTTTATCAATAGCGCTAATGCAAATAAAGCAGCCGCTAAAAATGTAGCATCTCAAGCTAAAGCAGCGAAATTCGGTACGATTTTAGGAACGGCAGCAAGTATGTACGGGATAAGCAAAGACTGGGCGAAAACCCCAACCAAACAAACAGAAGCGTTTTATACTCCAAAATGGGAAAGTCCATATGGGAAAAAGAAAAATCCTTTTGATTTAGACTATGATTTTGATAAACGATATGGAAAGTTTTATAAAACGTCTTGGTGAGGTGAAAAATAATGAAATTTAATTCTTATCAACGAAGTGTAGAAGCAAACAATACAATGAATCCTAATATTCGTAGAAGTGGTGATATAAACGCATACGGAACGAATGGAAATGGATATACAGCTTTGGCAGAAGGATTAAATAAAGTAAATGAAGCGTACATAAAGCAAAAAGAAAATGAATTAGTTGTGGCTACAACAGAAGCGAACAACGAATATAATTCTAGGATTAATAATCTTTTGTACAATGAAAAAGATGGTTTAATGTATAAGGAACTTGGGAACGCCGAAAATCTTACAAATGAATTTCAAGAAGCAGAAAGTAAAATTAGAAATGAAATCATGCAAAAAGTTCCGAGTTATGAAAAAGCACATTTAGCCTTTAATGCCATGAGCGATAAATCTGTAATGCAACATCTAAAAGATGTACAAAACAGACAATACGAACAAGGGGAAAAACATAAAGGTATTGTCTATGATAATAACATAGTCAATACCGTCGATATGGCTGTTAAATCGCAAAATCCAGAACAAATATTTAATTCTATAAGTAATATAAGAGCCGTAACGACAGCTATGTACTTAGATAAAAAAGGTGAAGAAGCTGTTAATTTATTAGTACGAGAAAAAAGTACTGATATGGTAGTGAAGTCAGTAAAAGAAATTTTAGCAAATGGAAATGCAGGGGATTTTGATAACGCCGAAGTTGTTTTAAAAATGACCGAAAAATATATTGACCCTAGCGAAGTAACAAATTTGCGTTCTATGATTGCGACAAATAAAAAAATGAATGAAGATATAGAACTAATAAAACAAGGACTGGAAATGTTTGGTGACGACCCAGATGCATTTGAAAAATGGTTAATTAATAATAATACAGTAGAAGAAAAAGTTAAAAAAGGAAACAATCTCACTCAATTCGATATTCCTTTAAGCACAGGCGATAATCCAGATATAGAAGGATTAAGACCAGAATTGAAAAGTTCTCTTGGGTCTATTGGTGGAGTAATAAATAGTCTCGGTCTAGCAGATGGAGCATTAATCACCAGCGGTAATAGAGATGAAGCGAGAAATGCGGCAGCAGGTGGGGCGGAAAATAGTTGGCATAAAGCAGGTAACGCTTTAGATATTTATTTTCCAGATTTAACGGCAGATCAGCAAAATGAATTAATTGAAGAATTCAAACCGTATTTTGGAGAAGTTCTTTATCATGATGCAGGAAGTGGCTATCATCTTCATTTAGGAAATTATCAAGGTGGTTTAGATGATGTTAAAGAGGAAACCGTTACTGTAGCAAAATATTCTCCAAAAGAAATTGAAGATAAGAAAAATGCTTTTATTGCAGCTATGAATAAAAGAAAACAATTAGAAAATATAAAAAAAGTAGAGCTTATAGATGGAGCAATGAACACAATGTTACAAATGTATAAAGACGGCAATAGAAGTCCAGAAGCTTATCGGCAATATGCTTTAACTGCTGCTGGTACTGATGCGGAAGTTTTTAAAAGCTTAATGAACACGGCTTCATCTTTATTAAATGCAGATTATCTAGGAATTAAAAAAAATGGAAATGGTTCTAGCGTTGGCTGGAAGGTGAAAGGTAATATAAAAGAAGCGATTGGAATGGGAGTTTTTAAAACAAAGCAAGAGCTAGTTGATTGTTTACTTGATAGTGGAATGAATGATTCGCAAATAGAAGTATTTGTTAATGCCTATGATAATTTTAAACAGGGGAAAGGAGAATATTCACCGAGTTTTGATTGGGGAGAAATTAAATCCAGCGTACAAGTTGCAGCAGGACTAGATTCCTCATCAGAAGAATGGAAGCGCGGTTGGATTGGAGCGAAGCAATATGCAAGTGGATTTATTACAGATTACAAAATAAATAATGGACATGAACCGTCACCAGATGCGGTAATAGATGCAGCCGTTTCAGCCTTTACAAAACAAACCTTTATTGACCCATCAGGACAATTTGACTCAATAGAAATTTCGCCGCAAGAAATGCAAAGAGCAGGGATTGAAAAAATTTTAAACAATCAAGATGGAACAGCAACTATGTATTGGAAAGATGGAACACATAGTGGAGCGGAACCATTGTGGCAAGTAAAATTAACTGTTATGCAACGATTAAATCAAGCCCAAGAAAATGAACCTCTTAAGGGATATCAAAGAATATCTATAGATAATGAAGCAAAAAATTATGATACTACAATGTATGATTTTGATTTTGTAACAGGCGAATTAGATTGGTAAAGAAGGTGTAGAGTATGGCAAATAAAATATTAGAATTTTTACCTACAGATTCACGGGAAGAGAAAAGCAGGAAATTTATAGAATATATTCATAGTGATGCATGGGCGAAAGAGGACGTTTTTGTTGATGAAAATGGAAAGGTGATAACAGGTTCAATTGGAGCAACGCCTAAAGAATCGGCAGAAAAAGAAACAGGTAATTGGTTTACGAATGGAATAAAAAGTGCAGTCAACACAATGGATGAAGCATTCGTCAAGACGGATTTATATAAAAAATATTTCATTACAGAAGAAAATCGCTTAAAAGAAGCAAAAAAGATAGCCGAAACTACAGGAATTCCAGCAGGTGCAATTTTGTATAGTGATGAGAATTTTAGAAAAGCATTAGATATTTATAATTACACGGAAAAGAAAAAAGAGATTGCAGGCAATAAAATGATTAACATGGAAGAAATCTTTCAAGACATTCCAGGATTAAAAGACCTTGCACAAAAAGACACAATATCTGCTGCTATTGCCTTGCATGATATTAAGAATATCCGTGAAACACAAGGGATAATTGATGCTGCCGAATCAATGTGGAAAACTGGAAGAGATAATTTAAGACGTGGAGAAATTGGAGCTAAAGCATATAAAAGCGATCTGACCGAAGAGGACTATAAAGAGCTTGCTGAAATTGAAGAAAGAATTAAAAAATCTAAAGTGTTGCCTAATTTTCTAAGCAGTCCAATGCAATCAATTGTAGGTGGTGTGGCTGGTAGCGCGCCATTATTTTTAGATAGTGGATGGAAAGGACAAGCTGTAGGTGTAGGGTTAGGGGCGGTTTCGGCTGCATTGGGTGCAGCAATTGCTGCTCCGACTGGTGCTGGTGCGGCAATTGCTGCAAGAAGCGGATTTAGTGCGGGGTATCGAATAGGTTCAAGATATGGAATGGCTACATCCATGTGGGAAAATATAGCGGGGAATAATTATCTTGATTTTAAGAATTTAAAAAAGCCAGATGGAACATCACTTCTTAGTGATGGAGAAGCAAGGGCGTATGCAGCAATAGGGGCAGCCATTGAAACGGGAATAGAGATGGCAGACTATGGACTCATTGAAAATGCATTGAAAGGAACAGTGCATCAACAGGCAGTAAAAAACATTATTCAAAATGCAAAAGATAATGAGAGTGCACAAGCGGCGTTAAAAAGCTATGTACAAAAGAATATTGCCAATGCTGTAAAAGTTGCTGGGGCAGAAACTTTGGAAGAAGGGGCGCAAAGCGTTGGAAATGATTTAGTACATAACTGGGTTGTAAATGATAAAAACGCCGAAAGCTATATCCCTAAATATAATTGGAATGAAATTGGTCAAAACGCTATTGATTCAATGCAAGAAGCTGCACCAGCGGCAATTGGATTTGGGGCAATGACGGGTATAGGTGGTAGCGTAGGCATAGGAAGGCATCTACGAACGATATATAACGAAAGAGAACAAATTCAAGAATCTACATATAGAAATAATGTGGCTAGTGAGATGACTAGACAAATTATTGGCGTTTTAAAAGAAAGTAAGCTAAATAAAGATACGCCAGAAATCAGCAGAAAAATGCTTGATAATCAGCTGAAAAATACTGATTATACAAATGTTTATGTAGATGTTGAAATGGTGATGAAGGAAGAAAACGGACGTGAAATATTAGATGCTGTTGCAAAAGCGGCAAACATTGAAAAAGATGAACTTGATATGGCAATTAGAAATAATGGTCAGTTAGTTTTACCTACTTCTACATATGCACAATTGGCGGCACAAACAGGAATTGATATTTTGGATAATGCATCCTTTAATGAAAATTCTGTTGCTCCATCTAGAGCGAAAGAGGAACTTATTAAAGTAAATGAGGAAATAAAATCTATTCAAAATGAGGATAGAAAAAAAGAAGTCGAATTAACTGAAGCTTTAATTAGAACGCATTTTCCATTAGAGGGAAAAGAGCAAGACTTGGCAGCGGAAATAATTTATAAAAATCCTCAAAATCCATCGGCAGCATATAAAGAAACATATGATTATTATGTTGAGCAGGAAAAAGAAATACTATTTCCAATCCTTCAAGAGTTAAGTAATGGTATGGGAAAAGGCGTAGATATAATTGAAACTGTTGATGGTAAGGGTCAAAGGGTGAGTAATAACGATAAGTGGTATAGTGATTTTTATAAGAAAAATAATCGTCCACCCACAAAGCAAGAGTTGAAAGATATTGCCTATGATATTGCAACAGGGGCAGATAATGCACCAGAAATTATGGGATGGAGAGCTACTACGCCAGAAGAAATAGAATATTTTAAAGAAACAAAAAGAAATCTAGATGATATTAGAGAGAATATTCAAGCATTGGGAACAATTAAAGAAAAAATAAAGACCTTTACTTCGTCAGAAATAGCAATAAGTAAAGGTCTTTCACAAGAAGGATATTCTGTTTATAATTCTGTAGTGAATCGTTTAAAAGAATCACCGAATGTGAAGGTGAAAATTTCTGCAAGAATGAACGCTATATTACTCGCTAGACATGCTGATAGAATAGCTAGTATCGTGCAAGAGAGTGGGAATAAAGATTATACTGCAAGAGATTACGCATTAAAAAGATTTGGTATAGATTTTGGTGATAAAAAAAATGAAGGGTACAGTCAAAAGCAAGCGGATAGCGTAGAAGCTAAACTACTGGAAGATCAAAATAACTTTGCTAAAAAGATAGATAATTTTATGGGGGGAACATTAAAAGGAGAAAAAACAATAAATGTTATGACAACCCCACTTGTGATGAAATTAGCAGGAGCAAAGATTTTTCCAATAAAAATCGATGTTACTATTTTAAATAAAATTTTAAAGGGAAAACATGCAAATGAAATAAATGACAATATTTTAAAACAAATGCCACGGGCAATTGCAGACCCTTTGATGATATTGAAATCATTTGATAAAAACGGAAAACAAGTAGAAAATGAAATGATTATTGTATTGCCATTGAAAAATACGAATGGCAGTACGATTATGGCGCCATTTGTATTAGATGTAAAAAAAGGAGAATACAAAGTTAATGCCATAAAAAGTTTTTATGGCAGAGAAAGTAACGGTGTTCCAAATGATAATTGGTTTTTAAAACAAATTAAAAATAATGGTTTATTATATATTAATCATGAAAAAACCACTAAATGGTCTCAAACTCTAGCGCAGTATATTGGCTTATCAAGTTTGAAATCAAATAGTGGTTTATTAATAAATAGTATACCAAATGAAATGGATTTAATCAAATTTAAAAAAGAAAATCCTTCCTATTATCAAGAAAATAATAATATTCAAGGACAAATTTCTGATTTAAATGGAAAGAAAGTAATAACGCTTTTTGAAAATGCGGATGAAAGCACTTTCGCTCACGAAATGGGTCATTTATTCCTTATGGATTTAGAAGAAATGGCAAGCATGGGAAATGTGCCCGAATGGGTACTAAAAGATTATGAGACGGTAAAAGAGTTTGTCTCTTGGGAAAAAGGAAAGGCAAACGAATATAAAAATAGTCCTTTTGCTAAAGAATTTTCTAAATTGGAACAAGATATTATATCCGCTAAAGAAAATGGAGATGTAAAGACATATGAAGAATTGACGGATAGGTTTAAGCAAGAAAGATTTGCAAGAGCTTTTGAAATCTACTTAAGAAGCGGTGAAGCTCCTGTAACTGGTTTGAAATCTGTCTTTAGAAAATTTAAACAATGGTTAACAAAGCTGTATAAGGACTATATACAAATAGGTGGCAGGGCAAGTAAAGAAGTTGAAGCGGTCATGTCTCGTATGATTGCAAGCAATGAAGAAATTGAACTTGCATCTAAAATATCTAAGTTTGATGATTTTGAAAAAGCGGGCGGTGCAAAGATTCTAGATAAAAGCGAAAAAGAAATTTGGGAATATTGGGTATCAGAATCAAAAGCAGAAGCGGAAGAAAAATTATTAAAGGAGATAATGAAAGATTTAACTGTTGAAGAAAGAGCAAAGCGCGAAGAGCTGTTAGAGCAAAAACGAAATGAAATAAGAGACGATTTGCAAAAAGAAAAAGAATTTGCTGCCGAAGCGGCAGTAGAAAAGACAGGAGATAATAAATCATCTCTACTTTTTTTTGATAGTGTAGAAGAATATAAAGAAGCATTGAAAAAAGCGGGTGGCGGAATTGAACAGGTGATAGAAGATAAAGTAAGAGAATATGAAAAATTTTTAGATCAGTATGCTCCGTTCATGAATCAAGAAAAATTATCTCAAGAAGCGCAAAAATTACTACATACTTCTAAATATAAGGGACAATTTGTCTCTTTGGAATATAAAGCATTAGCAAAACGTCAAAGTTCGTTGACTAGGATTACACCTAAAACAATTGATAAGATTGATCATCTTGAAAAAATGGTGAATGATTTTGATTTTCAAGATATTGATTTAGGGGCAGAAGGTAGCAAAACGCTTAAAAAAATCCGTAGCCGTATAATGGAGATTAAATATTCTGCAAAATGGAATAGGGAAGAGTTAAACATCTTAGAAGATATGAAAGGGGAGATAGATAAAAATTTAGTTGAAAAACAAATACATAATTTAAAACAAAAAATAAGAGAAAATCAAAAGGCGGCGCGCGAGATACGTGATGAAGCAATAGGAACGGCTGAAACATATCGTAAAGCAGCACAAAACACAATGGCTAAAATGCCGATAAGAGATGCAATTAATGTCAGTAAATGGGCGCGCCAAGAACGTGAAAAAGTCCAGTTGGTAAATAAAATGTTAGCGGCAGGAAACTATAATGCAGCTATGCAAGCTAAAAGACATCAATTGCTTGCATCGGCGTATTTAGAGCAGGCTTTTAAAAATAAGGAAAAAGTAGACAAAGTAGTCAAAAGGCTAAAACAACAATGCACAAGTAAAGTCAAACTACCTGCAACTGAAAGGTATTATCACAATCATTTGGCGTATGTTTTTGGAATTATACCTAAGGATGCATTTGTTCCGCAAAATGGTTTACAGGAAAAATTGCGTGATGTACTAGAAAAAATGAATGAAAATCTTGATGTTTTTGGTGTTCCAGAATGGGTTGTAGATGCTTCTTTAATTGCTGACCAAACAAAAGAAATGAAAGGGTATACAGGACTTACCATGCAAGAATTAGAGGACGTATCAAACGTATTAAAAGTCTTGTACACCGTTGGAAAAGATAAATTTAAATTAAAGACAATCGAGGGTAAAGAGATTAAAGATGCTGCAATGGAAATCGCAGAATCAACAAATAAAGCCATTCCTAAGGATATAAAGCAAAACGCTGTTCGTGATAATGATGGTGAGATGGGGAAATATTTAAACTCAATTATAAAAATGGAAACATTTATGTCGATTATGGATGGATATAAAGATGGAGCAGCAACAGAATATATTTTCAATACGATTGCTAAAGCCGATCTAAAAGAAGGGGAAATGCGTCCGCAAGCTCAAAAAAGGCTTGAGAACATCATGAAGTCTTATTCAACGAAAGAACGAATAAGAATGCGTTTAGATAAAGTTTATCAATTCAAGGATGAAAAAATAACTAAAGAAGAACTTTTATGTTTTGCCCTTAATTATGGTAATAAAACAAATAGAGATAGGCTTTTGGGCGGATTTAACATGACTGAACCAGAAGCGAGAAATTTATTAAAGCATCTTGATAAAAAAGATTGGCAGTTTGTTCAAGACACTTGGGATTTTATTAATGAGTACTGGAATGAAACTGTAGCCATTGAAGAACGCATGAATGGGGTGACGTTACAAAAAGTAGAAGCGGAGCCTTTTACCGTAGTAGGGGAGAATGGGGAAGTTCATGAGCTTCAGGGCGGATATTACCCTTTAAAATACAACTTAGACAAAGAATCTCGTAGTGCTGATTACGCTACGGATTCAAATGCGCGTGCGGGCATGAGTGGCTATGCTGCACTAGGAACGGGGAGAGGTTTTACAAAAAATCGTTCCGAAGGTGATATCAATAAAAAGGTACTGCTTAAATTTACGGTAATACCAGAGCATTTGGACAATGTAATACACAATATTACACATCGAGAAGCGGTTAGGGATGTGTATAGACTTGTGACAGATAAAAATTTTGAAGCAGTGATACGTCAAAAATTTGGTGGGCGTACACATCAAATGATGAAAGAGTGGGTAATTGACAATTGGCGAACACAATCTAAACCAAATGGATTTGCCAATTTATTTACAGAAAATACACTTTCAAAACTTCGTTCAAATGCTGTTGTGGCAATTATGGGTTATAGAATGTCTACGTCACTTTTAAATGCTGCTAACATTGCTCCTATGATGGACGAACTGGGCGCGGTAAATACAATGCAAGCTGTTTCGGAGTATTATTCTAGCCCTATTAAAAATCGTAAATTTGTTTTAGAAAAGAGCAATTTTTTACGTGAACGTGTTACTAATTTAGATCGTGATTTAAGAGAAGCGAATAATACATTATATCCGTCTAGAATTCCAATTGCAGATTCTATAAAAAGACATGCTTTTGATTTTATAACTGAAACAGATTTAATGTTGAGTTTACCGACTTGGCAACATGTATACAAAGAAACGGTTAACTCTGAATTTAAAAAAGGGAATGTTGATAAAAATGCTATAGAAGAAAAAGCGATTTTAGCCGCTGATAGAGCGGTTAGAAGTATTTTTGGCAGTGGTAAAAATAAAGACCTTGCAGCGATTCAAAAGGGTGGCGAATTGGTGAAAGGGCTAACTGTCTTTTATAGTTTTTTCAATGTTCAACTCAATGCAATCATGAAAGCCTATTATCAAGGACGAAACTTAGGGAATTGGCAACCTTTAATAAGGACGGTTGCGTATAGACTTGTAGTAATGTCGTTGTTAGAAACTGTTTTAAGAGAGTGCATTATAAATAGTGGAGATGATAAAGACGACAAATACGGATTTATCAAGACATATGCTCAAAACCTTGCAGGAAGTGCAACGGGGGGACTATGGGGGATTAGAGATGTATCGAATATAGCACTAAATTATATATTTGATGGTACAGATTACGGTAGAGGGTTTCAAATGTCTTTAGCAACTCAAATTGTAGATCGCGGAAGAGCAG